AAGGCCGCGTACACCGCTGTCACCGCAGGCGCGACAGCAATCACCGGCGCCTTCAACGCTGTGCTCGCAATGAATCCGATCATGCTTGTCGTCATCGCAGTCGCCGCACTGGTCGCCGGTCTTATCATCCTAGAAAAAAAGTTTGGCCTAGTCACCGCTGCCCTTGAAGCACTCTTTGGCATCTTTGAGAAAGTCAAAGACGGCATCGGATGGCTTGCCGAAAAGTTGGGTTTGGTCTCCGACGAACTTGAAAACTTTGAGAAGACCACCGACACCGCCCGCGAGCAAGCCGGCGACATGTACGAGTCAATGCGTGACCTGACGTCTGGTGCTGACGACGCCCGCAATCAGTTCGAACGGGCAAACGGCCAAATCGAAGACTTCAAAGATGAGGTGCACGATTCAAAGCGGCCCACCGACAAACTGACTGCAGCCGTTGACGAACTGTGGAAGTCGACCGACCGTCTCTATCGCGGCATGTTCGAACTGAACCCGGAACTGCAACGGTACCTTGACCAGTTAGACCGCAACGAGGCCGTGCGCGACTTCAACGATGCTGTCGCAGAGTTCGAACAGGTCGCCAAAACTAATCAAGAGGGTTCGGTTGAATGGGAAGAGGCGAACGCCGAGGTGTATCGCAGCCTCGGTGATGTCGTTCAGGAACTCGGCAACATCCCGCAAGAGACCCAAAGCAAACTGAAGATTTTGGTCGACACCGGACAACTGCAGGCAGCGCTTGACATCATCGGCCGAATCAACGAGGGCCTTGCCCTAGCGAAAACACAGTCAGACGGGCAGACCGCGCTTCCGAGCATGGCCGACTTAGGTGCAGCCCTGCAGTCTGGCGGCTTTGTCAACACGACCACCATCGCCCCGCAAGTGCCGACGTCTTTCGGTGATGAGCGTCGCGCCGGCGGCATCACGCTTGCAGCCCCGACCATCTCAACGATCAGCACCGAACGGGGCCGTGCCACCGTCACCAATAACGTGACCGTGAACACGTTGAACGCCAACGCTGAGACGGGCCGGCGCATCGCCGACTCGCTTGCCGCCTATCAGCGTGTCAGAGGGTTCGTGCGCTAATGCCGGCTGCTGTTGTCGCGTCGGGTGACTACACCCTTGAGATAGATACCGGCGCACCTGTGCGCGGGTTCCGTCTTGACGACACCGTGCGCGGCATCTTGGACGGCACCATTTATGTGCTTGACGGTCTCACCGATTACGCCGACGTCACCGACGGGGCCCGCAACATTCAGATACGTCGCGGCCGGCAAGACATCAGCGACCAGTTCGGTCCCGGCATGATGACCTTTGAACTTGACGACACTGCTGCCGGTGGCGTGTTCAACCCGTTCGCCAATGACGGGCCGTACTATGACCCGGCCAACGATGAGCCGGGCCTAGCCCCTATGCGGTACGTCAGCCTGAAACGTGAGTCTGACTATCTCTTTGTCGGTCGCGTTATTGACTACCGCTACAACTTTGGGCTGTCCGGTGAAGACACCGTGACCGTCACGTGTGCTGACGACTTGTACCTACTCGGGCAGACGTCAACTGACGAGGTGCACATTGACGAGCAACTGTCAGGCGCACGCATCACCGACATACTTGACTTGCCTGAAGTCTCGTACCCGACCGGCGCGGCCCGTGACATTGCGACCGGCACCGTCACCCTCGGCGGTCACAGCGGCGGCGGTGGCGGCGGGCATGACTGGGACTTGTCCGTAGGTCAAAACGTCTTTGAATACCTGAGCCTTGTCAATGATGCAGAGCAAGGCCGTCTGTACGTCACCCGTGACGGAGTGCTCACCTTTGAGAACCGCATCGGAGCAACACTCTCAAGTTCAGTCGCAGACTTCCACGACGACGGCACGAACTACCCATATCGCAACGTCGACATTTCGTTCGGTGCCGACAAGGTGGTCAACCTTGTCTTTGTGCAAACCCTGAATGACCAACTTGGCACCGCTGAAAACGTCGACAGCCAAACTAAATACTTTATCCAAACCCGCAGCATCGTCGGCGCACTGTTCGACAACGCAACCGACGCAGCCACCCTTGCCGACTATCTGCTCAACCCGGAACCTGAACCGAACTTCACCGCGGTCGAAGTCGCTTTCGTGCAGTTGACCGACGCGCAACGCGACGTCATCGCCACCGTCGACATCGGCGACACAATCACGATTGAAAAGCAGTTCGTGAATGGTGATGCTGTCACGCAACTCGCGCAGGAACTCGCAATCGAAGGCATAGAGCATTACATTGACGTCAGCCTCGGCCATGTCGTCAGGTTCTACACAAGCCCCACCACTATTGTCTACGAGTTAGTGCTAGATGACGCCACGTATGGTGTACTTGACGCGCTGAATGTTCTAGGATAAGGAGCACCTATGGCTAACCCATTTCCATTTACCTCGGGTCAGGTACTAACGGCGGCGCAACTCAACGGCATAGGTGAATCGACGGCGTTCACGCCGTCATGGACCGGTTTCACGCTTGGCAATGGCACCGAGGAGTGGTACTACGTTCGTGTCAACGATTTGATCCACGTATACGGAAACACGCAACTGGGGAGCACTTCGGCAGTTACTGGCGAACTTCAAATCAATCTACCTGTTGAACGAGAAGCGGTTGCTTCAACCTATGAGATACTCGGGACCGCCATGATGTTTGAGTCAGGCGTCGCTTTTTGGGCAGGTATCGCATTCAGCACGAACACGACCACCGTTCGTTTTTCACCGCTTTTAGCAAACGTGACATATGTCAAGCAAGGAACGACAAGTTCAACGGTTCCTTTTACTTGGGGTACAAGTGACGCTATTGGTGCTTCCTTTTCCTACAAGGCGGATTGATCATGGCTATCTTCAACTTCAACCCCGACTTCCCTGATGCGACCGACGCTCAGAAACTCAGGCAAGTCCGGTTGTGGCGAAACAGCGAACTCGCCCGAACTGACTGGACACAAGTAGCCGATGCCCCTGTGAACGCTTCAGCCTGGGCGACCTACCGTCAGGCGTTGCGCGACCTGCCGACCACAATCGACATCAATAACCCTGTGATCCCAGACCCGCCAGCATGATTATCACTAGCGAAGACGCGAAAACGGCCGCCCTTGCTTTAGTTATGAGCGTGATCGTCGTCTTCTGCTTGTGGATTGGGCAAAGATGAATATTGCAAACCCGTCCAAAGCGATGATTGCGCTCGTCGCCCTCATCTGCATCACCGTGCTGCTCGCCGTCGACGCTGTTGACCAGTCAGCCGGCACCGGTCTTATCGGCATGATCGCCGGCTATGCGGTCGGCAACGGCATCGCGGCCCGTAGAGGTGACGAGGTGACCCCGATCATCGGCAAAAAGCCATGAGCGTCAGATATCACAACTGGCAGGCCGACACGCCGTCAGATGAGTACGCCACGTGCAGCCCCAACCTTTTTGAACTCCGCAAGTATCTCGCTGAGCGGTGGGGCCTCACTAATCTTGGCTGCTTTGGTCGCCGGCCGATCAGGGGCGGCACCTCATGGTCATCGCACAGTTTCGGCGCGGCACATGACTACTCGTACCGCAACGGTCCTGACCGCAGCGTCATTGAATCCGAGGTCATCCCGTTTCTAGTCGACAACTTTGAAGTGCTCGGCATCCAACGGGTGCATGACTATTGGGCACGCCGCTACTGGCATGTCGGCAAAGGTTGGATTGGTCGCCCGCCCGGTGCCCGTAACGATCACCTGCACGTAGAAGTCACCCCTGAAACATGGCATTGGGCGACACCGATCAGCGACCGGTTGGGCGGCACACCTCCCCCGTCCAACCCGGTCGCGTTATCTGAGCCGTACCCCGGCCAGTCAACTAAGCGCGGGTCATCAGCAAAGGCCCGTATTCGACTCATTCAGCAGCAACTGATTGCGAAGGGTGAGAACCCCGGACCCGTCGACGGCATGTTCGGCCGGCTAACTGAAGCGTCAGTGCGGCGCTATCAGGCTGCTCAGGGTCTCACCATTGACGGTATTGTCGGCCCGCAAACTTGGCGGGCGCTATTCTCGTAACAGCCCGAACCGACTAAGGGGGAACAAATGAGCAAGCCAGACATGTCCGAGTTCGACGCAGCCCGGCCACAAAAGCCGCACAACAAACTGACGGGCATTTTGGAAGACGTCACACCGGAGCGACGCGAAGCGCTTTTGAACGCGCTGCATGACCCGTCCTATTCGACACCCACGATTCACAAGGTGCTCAAGTCGTGGGGCTACGAGGTCAGCACCTATCCCATCGCACAGTTTAGGCGAGACATTGGGCAGTGACTTCGACCTTGCCGAAGAGGTCGAACAGTTACGGGCAGCACTGCAACGCGAACAGCGCGCCCACCGCAAAGCCAAACTGAAAAGCGACGCCATTGTTGACGCCGTGTACCGGGCGGCACGCGACGCACAAACCGCGCAAGGCCCCGCCAAACTCCCGAAGATATTTCGTGACCAACGTCGCCGGCCCGGTGAGGTTGCACTCATTCACGCAACCGACTGGCAGTTAGGGAAACAGACAGCCGACTACAGCATTGAGGCATGTGAGAAACGCATCATGCGGTTCGCCGACAAGGTGCACACCCTCACGCACATTCAACGCGCCGACCATCCCGTCAAGCACGCGCACATCATGTTTGGCGGTGACATGGTGGAAGGCGTCGGCATCTTTCCCGGTCAAGCGTACGAGGTTGAAGCCCATCTGTTTGAACAGTTATTTGCCTGCACTCGGCTCATGGAACAGTTCACGCTTGCCATGCTTGAAGGCTTTGAGACCGTCACGGTGACATGCGAGTACGGCAATCACGGCCGGCTAGGCCGCAAGGGCGACATGCCGGGCGGCGACAACATTGACCGCATGGCCTACAAGATCGTGGGCGACCGGTTTGAATCGACTGACCGGGTGACTTGGCACACCTCAGGCAACTGGTACCAAATCGTGCAGGTCGGCAACTATTCGGCGCTGCTCATCCACGGCGATGAGGTGAAAATGTTCGGGGGCAACTTTCCGGGCTACGGACTTATGCGCAAGTGCAACGCATGGGCAACCGGCGTCATCCCTGAGCCGTTCACTGATGTGTACGTAGGGCACTTCCACACACCGATGACGTTGACGATGGCGAACGGGCACCAAATCTATGTGACGGGTTCACCCGAGTCGGAGAACGTGTACGCGAAAGAGTTTATGGCAGCGACCGGCCACCCCTCTCAACGCTTGCACTACGTCGACCCTGACGCCGGCCGAGTCACCGCGTCCTACATCGTGTGGGTTGACACCTGACGGCTTTTCCACTTAGATGGGTCGCGTAGCCGTTTGGCTACATACCCGACGAAAGGAAAACCCGACATGATCAAACTGCTTTGGCTGTGCGCGATAGCGGTCATACCGCTTGACTGCGCACCGTTGGACATGCCTGAAGAGGCGGCGCAATATCAGCGCGACATCACGACCGCCCGCTGCGAAGAGTGGTTCGGGCACGCCGTGGCTATGGGTTGGGAGGTGGAAGACCTGCCGACCCTTGACCGCATCATGTGGAACGAAAGCCGCTGCGACCCAACCGCACACGGTGGGAACGCCGAGTACGGTGACCACGGTCTGACACAGGTCTACTGGCGGGTATGGGCACCGCTCGTCATGGAACTCGGCTACGAGCGCGAAGACTTGTATCACCCTGCAGTGAATCTGCTTGTCGCACGACTGATCGCCGATGACGCAGAGTCACGTGGGTGGTGCAGATGGCAACCGTGGGCGGCTTCAGGCCAGTACGGATGTGAGGTGACGTCATGACGAAACTTGCAGTTTCGCCGGCCGAAGCGGCCGAGATGCTAGGCCTGTCGCGCGCCATGGTTTATCTGCTCATTCAGCGGGGCGAGTTGCGCAGGTCCAAAATCGGCAAGTCAGCCCGCATCCCGGTTGCTGACATTGAAGCGCTGCTTGAAAGGGGAATGACGTCATGAATCTTGACGAGTTCGCCCGCAAACTTATTGAAACACTGTGGTGGTACGTTCGCCACGACGAGAACTGCCCAAAATCCCCGCTGCACCCATGCAACTGCGGGCTTGACCAGTTTGAAAATATCGCCGCAGAAAACGGGTGTTGGTCATGAATCTTGACGGCTACATCACGGTGGCTGAACGCCTCAGCCGAGCATTAGAAAAATGGCCTGAACTCCGAGTCACGGAAGCGCCCCCGCGCATCATCACCATCGGTGACAGCACTTACATTGAAGTGACGACGATTATTTACCGCAGCCCTGACGACCCGATGCCGACACAGGCGTCATGTTGGGAGCCGTGGCCGGGCAAGACACCGTTCACCCGAGACAGTGAGCAACCGAACGCTTCGACTTCGGCCCTCGGGAGGTGCCTCGGTCTGATGGGTGTCGCTGTCGACAAGGCGTTGGCAAGCGCCGATGAGGTTGAGAACCGGAAACAGGACAGCGCCGGCCCGCCGGCCAAAGCCCAACTTGGGTCACGCGCAAAAACAGCCCCTTCAAAGGCCGCACAAGCCGCGTTAGACCGTGGCCGGGGTGCAGACACTGAAGACGGCGTTGCGGCCGTCCTAGACGCCTTTCCGGGCGCTACAGAGAAACGCCGTCAGGAACCCACCCCGAAAATGGTCGGGTTCTACAAAAAACTGTGTGCCGAGCGTGGCAGGAACCCGGAAGAGGACGCCCTACACGACTTCGACGCCTGCAAGCGTGCCATTGACCAACTGAAAGCAGAGCCACGTGACTGAAGCCGAGTTCCAACGGGCAGTTATGGAACTTGCGAAATGGTGCGGATGGCTCACCTACCACCCGAGACCGGCCCAAACCGCTGGCCGATGGTCAACCGCCTACACCGGTGACGCCGGCTTCCCTGACCTAGTGCTCGCACATCGGGACAGGGGCACCATCTTCGCCGAACTGAAAACACAGCGAGGCCGGCCTACACCCGGTCAACGCGCATGGCTGAACGTCCTAGAAGACGCCGGCCAAGAGGCATACCTATGGCGTCCACAAGATTGGGATTCCATCACCGCAAGACTCATGGGAGAAGAGAACCGTGCACAAAATCCTGACGATTGAACAGATACTTGAAGAGGCCGAACGGCAACGCGAACGGCACCCCGACATAGTTGACCTCATCTACATGACCGTGATGACCCTCAGGTATTCCGACGGGCCTGATGACGTCAAGTGGGACATTCTGAACCGTGAAGTGAGCCGCATGACTCACCCATCACAAGACAGCGCCTTCGACGCCGCCCTACAAGCGCTGCTTGACGGTCTGGCATGATCGTCAGAGGACCACGACCCGACCGGTTCACCATCGTCGACAACGAGATACTGCGCAATCACGCGCTGTCATTCAAAGCGCGCGGGCTGCTCGCATATCTGCTGTCAATGCCAGACAACTGGTCGTGCCAAATCGGACACCTAGCCACCGTCGGCCCCGACGGACGCGACGCAGTACGCACAGGCCTCAGAGAACTAGAGACCTACGGCTACCTCACAAGGGAGACACGACGCCGGCCTGACGGAAGACTCCGCACAGTGACCACAGTGCACGACACACCTGTGGGCAACCCTGTGCATAAGTCCCGAAGTTATCCACCACCGGAGTCGGGTTATCCGGACGACGGAAAACCCATACCCCTAAGAAGTACCTATGAAGAAGTACCTATGAAAAAAATCAGAGACATAGTTACAGAGAGGAAGCAACGTCTGTGCACAAGTTGCGGGGGCGCAGGGTGGACCGCCTACGGCAACGACGTCGAACGCTGCGGCTGCAACCCAAAGGTCGCTGAACTATGAGCAGCAAGGGCGCAAGTATCTACCGCACAAAGCGATGGCAGGAACTACGCCGGCTTGTACTGGCTGAAGAGCCTGTGTGTCACTGGTGCCACAGAGCACCGAGCACTGAAGCCGACCACCTCATTGAGATCGCCAGAGACGACGGGCATGACCCCTATGACCGTGCCTACATCGTTGGAAGTTGCAAGCCGTGCAACAGCCGGCGTGGGAGCACATACCAAGCGAAAGCGAAAGCGTTACGCCGTAACGGTTTTTTAGGTGCAGGGCAGGGCAC